CTTCTCCGGTCGGGCCATCGCAGCACCGCGCCACTGGCGCCCCTGCTGTTTCGGCATCTGAAGCCGTATTTCAGGTGCCGGCAGGGGCGCTTTCGCTTTCTGGCCGGCACCACAGGAGCTGCGATGGAGCGTCTCAAGGAGTTGGAAGTCGATCGGGAGGACCGCCGGGGCGAGATCAAGGAGATCCTGACCGCCGCCGGCAAGGACAAGCGCCCGCTCAGCGAGGACGAGCGCGAGAAGGCCTCGACCCTCACCACGGAACTCGAGAGGATCGAAGCCACGATCAAGCTCGAGGAGCAGACGCTGGCGTGGAACCGCGACAGCGCGCCGGCCGTACGCCGGCCCGACGGCGACCCGCAGCCCGGCCCGAAGGCCTTCAAGCCCTACGCCGCGGGCCTCGGCGGATCGCGCAACCCCTGGGGCGACTGCTCCACCGAACTCGGCACGATGTCCGCCTTCGGCGCCTTCCTCCAAGCGGTCGCTGCCGGCGCGAAGGGCGCCCCGCTCGACCCCCGCCTGAGCATGGCCCCGCAGGCCGCGGCGAGCGGCATGAACACGAGCGTCGGGTCCGAGGGTGGCTTCCTCGTCCGGACCGACTTCTCGACCGCGCTCCTGGCGAAGGCCATGGGCGAGTCCGTCCTGGCGAACCGCTGCACCACGATCGACATCGGCGACGGCTCGGACGGGATCGAGCTGCCGTACATCGACGAGACATCCCGCGTCACCGGCTCCCGGTGGGGCGGCGTCCAGGTCTACCGGCGCGCCGAGGCTGACACCGTGACCGCCTCGAAGCCGAAGCTCGGGATGCTCGAGATCCGGCTCGAAGACCTGATGGGCATCTGCTACGCGACCGACCGCTCCCTGCGTGACGCGACGAGCCTCGGGCAGATCATCCAGACGGCCTTCTCGTCCGAGTTCGCCTTCCGCGTGGACGACGAGATCGTGCGGGGCAGCGGCGCCGGCCAGTGCCTCGGCATCCTGAACTCAGGCTCCCTCGTCACCCAGGCGAAGGAGACCGTGCCGGCGCAGCTCAACGACACGTTCATCACCGAGAACGCACTCAAGATGCGCTCCCGGATGCCGGCTCGACTCCGTGCCGGCGCGGCGTGGTTCATCCAGCAGGAGCTGGAGCCCCAGCTCCCGATGATGACGGTCAAGGTCCTCAACGTCGCCGGGGCCGAGTGGGTCGGTGGCGGCGCGCCGATCTACATGCCGGCGAACGGGCTCGCCGGTCAGCAGTACGACACCCTGTTCGGGAAGCCGGTCATCGTGATCGAGCAGTGCGCGGCGATCGGCGACCTCGGGGACGCCTTCTTCGCCAACTTCAACGAGTACCTGCTCATCCGCAAGGGCGCGCTGGAGACGGCCGAGAGCATCCACGTGCGGTTCCTGTACGGGGAGAACACGTTCCGGTTCACGTACCGGATCAACGGGGCGCCCGCGTGGAAGACCACGCTCACGCCCTACAAGGGCACGCTGGCCCTCAGCCCGTTCGTCACCCTGGCCGCACGGTAAGGGAGGAGACAAATGCCCCACTTCGGAGCCGAAGACGTTCTCTGCCAGCCGCTCCTCTACCCGGCCGCGGACGCCGGGGGTCGCACGTCGTCGTACTACAGCCTCAAGGGCGCGGTGAAGGCCTGGATCGACGTGATCGTCACGCAGGGCAACGCCGCCACCATCCTGCTGAGCCCGATGCAGGCTCTCACGGTGGCGGGAGGGACGCCGATCGCCTGCCGGGCCGCCCGCATCTGGACGAAGCTGACGACGACGGCGGTGAACTTCACCGCGCAGACCGAGGCGACGACCTACACCACGGACGCGGGCGTCTCGAACAAGGTCGTCCGCTTCGAGCTCGACCTGAACAAAGTCCTGACCCCGGAGTCGGCATCCGGCGTCTACGACTGCGTCGCCATCTCTACGGGCGCCAGCAACGCGGCGAACATCACGGCGGCCACCCTGTACTGGATCCCGAGGCATCACGGGGCCACGTCGGAAAGCGTCATCACCGACTAGTCGGCCGTGGACGTTCCTGGCAGGTTCTCCCGCGCGGGCCTAACCTCCCGCGCGGGAACCATCGCGGAAGGGGTGCAGACGATGAAGGTGCGTATTCTCAGCGGAAACGCCAAGGGCCAGATCGTCGAGATGAGTCAGACCGAGGCCGAGGTCAACATCGCGACCGGCTACGCCGAGGCGGTCGTGGACGCGATGGTCGCGCCCGAGGTCGAGCCGGAGGAAACGCGCGCAGTCGTGAGTCAGCCCCAAGAGAACGACGACACCCTCTGAGGGTCGGTTCGCCATGCGCTCGAACCTCTACGTCGCGACGAACGGTGCTCCGGCGAGCGAACCGATCACGCTCGCGGAGGCAGCCGAGGTCTGTCGCGTCGACGAACCTCTCGACAGCCTGATGCTCGAGAGGTTCATCAGGTCGGCCCGGGAATGGGCGGAAGCCGCGACGGGCCGAGCGTTCATCACCCAGAGCTGGGAGCTGAAGCTGCCTTGTTTCCCGTGGTGCGCGATCGAGCTACCGAGGCCACCACTGATCGAGGTCACGTCCATCAAGTACCTCGACACGGCCGGAGTGGAGCAGACCTGGACGAACACGAATTACATCGTGACTGGCGTCGCAGAGGCTGGGGGGCGCGGCTGCATCGAGCCGGCCTATGGGATCAGCTATCCCTCCACCTATCCGGTCCCGGACGCTGTCCGCATCGTGTTCAAGGCTGGCTACGGGGCCGCCGGAGCGGTTCCGCAGGGCATCAAGGATGCCCTGGGCCGGTACATCGCCGAGGCCTACCAGAACCGTGAGCGCCCCGACTTCTCGGCGGCGACCGCGGCGATCTGGCCGTGGGTTGCGGTGAGGTTCGACTGATGCTCGCGGGCAACCTGGACCGCCGCGTCACGTTCGAGCGGGCCACGGCCACGCAGGCGAGCCCGTCCGGGGAGCAGGTGCTCACCTGGGCCGAGGAGCGCAGCGTGTGGGCTCAGGTGGAGCCGCTGTCCGGGGTGGAGCTATTCCGCTCGCAGCAGCTCGGGGCGAAGGTGGACACGCGGTTTCGCATCCGCTGGCCTGGTGCCTCGGTGGAGATCACCCCAGACGAGACGCTCCGCATCTTGTACGAGGGGCGCTACTACGACATCCGGTCGGTGCTCGAGCTCGGGCGCCGCGAGGGCCTGGAGATCATGGCCGAAGCGAGGGCCGATTGATCGGGGGACGCTGGACGGGCCACGACGAGGCGAGCAAGATCCTCGAGCAGATCGTGTCCGAAGTCGCGCGAGACGAAGTGGTCGCCGGGGCAATGATCGCGGCGGCGAGGGATGTCGTACTCGACATGCGCGACCGCGCCCCCCGCCGGTCGCCGGCGCCGGACATGGCCGACAGCATCGCGGTCGCGCGGAGCACGGAGGGAGCCGAGGACGGTGTAGTGGTGGTCAAGATCGGCCCGCGCCGCAGCGCCGCCCATTCTTGGATCGCTAAGCTCATTGAGTTCGGGACGTCGAAGATGCCGGCGCAGCCGTTCATGCGGCCGACATGGGATGAGTACGAGCAGGGCTTCTCCAACCGAATCGCGGCGGCCATGCAGCCCGCCTACAAGCGAGCGGTCGCGCGGTACGCGAGGAGGACGGCATGAACGCCGAGGGAGCGATCCGGGCGGCCATCCTCGCCTCGGCACCGGTCACGGCACTGGTGGGGACGCGCGTCTACCCGATGATGCTCCCGCAGGCCCCCACCTTCCCGGCGATCGTCTACCAGCGGATCTCGACGGTGCCGGACATGCTCGTCGAGGGCCCCGGCTTCGCGCCCATCCGAATTCAGCTCAGCATGTGGGCGAGCACCTTCGACGGCGCGCGGACGCTGGCGGATGCCGTCGTGACGGCGCTCCACGGCTACCACGGCGGGGAGCTGCGGCTCTCGCGCCTCATCAACCTGCTCGACGACTACGAGCCGGACACGAAGCTGTTCCGCGTGATCGCGGATTTCCGAGTTCACCACACACAGGGAGTGGCGGCGTGAGCCGGGCTCCATTTTCGAGGAGGTAAGCCGTGGCTGCTTCTGTGACCAGTCAGATCGACGTTCGGATTTCGAGCCAGTACGCGAACACCGTCGGGCTGCAGGAAGTCGCGGCGCCGCTGTCGCTCGTCAAGTCGATCTCTCTCACGAGCGGGACGGGCGCCGGCTCGGCCGACAAGGTGTACTCCCAGCAGTACAGCATCGCCACCGGCGCCACGCAGTCGATCGACGTGGCCGGGTCGCTGACCGACTCGATGGGGGTGGCCTTCACGCCGGCCCGGATCAAGGCCATCTACATCGGGAGCGCGGCGGCAAACACCACGAACCTGACCGTGTTCGGCGACGCGGCCCACGTGCCGTTTCTCGGTACGGTCGCCACGAGCTTCACGATGAAGCCGGGCGGGGCGTTCCTGCTGGTGGACCCCGGCGCGACGGGCTACGTGGTCACCGCCTCCACGGGCGACATCATCAAGATCATCAACGCGGCGGGCGCCACCGCGGTCGTGGACCTGATCGTCATCGCAGCGTCGGCGTAAGTCGTCAGGAACAGGAAGAGGAGAACGAACCATGGCGGCCACTGGCGACATCGGCTACAAGGATCGGCTGGAGTACGAGACTCTTCCGGTCGGCTCGGCATCGTGGAACACCGTCTATCAGGTGCGCTCGGTCACGGCGCCCAAGAAGACGATCAAGAAGGTGGACTTCACCTCCCTCGAGAGCCCCAACCGGACGAGCGAGTACAAGGCCGGCTTCGGCGAGTACAGCGCGGCCAGCTTCGAGGCGGTCTACGACCCCGCGAACGCGACGCAGGGGCTGATCCTGACCGACGGAGACAGCGGTCAGCAGCGGACCTGGCGGATCATCCTCCGCAACTCCATCACGGGAGCGACGGAGGAGACCTGGACCTGGCTCGGCCACGTCGGCGAGGCGGGACTGGCGACGATCAGCAACGAAGAGCCGCACATGCTCTCGGGCTCGATCGAGGTGGACGGCGCGATCACGATCACCTAGAGGGGGCTTACGGTGGCGAATCAGCATCGTGGGCAGACGCCCTTCCGGGCGATCGGCCGGGAGATGTACGTGGTCTACGGAACCCGGGAGCTCGCCGAGGCGTGGGCGGCTCTCGGGTTTCGGCGGCCGGACCCTCTCGCGCCGGTGCTGGTCGAGGACCGGGACGAGCCTGTCCGGGACGCGGCGACCGGCGATCCCGTGATGGACGAGCAGGGACTCCCCCGGTTCGTGAGGCGCCGGGCCTTCCTCGATGCGGCCGGTCGCCAGCAGCGGGTGCAGGAGGCATTCGACGCCTGCTTCTCGAACCCCGAGATCCCGGCGCGGCGTACGTGCATCAGGATTGGACTCCAGCGGTGGGAGAGGGAGGCCGGCGCGAAACTGAGTGACGACGACTTCGAGCGGGTGTGCGACGAGCTCGGCCTCGACGGGCTGTCAGCCCTCCATGTCGCGGCGTTCATCAACGCGGTTCGGGTGCCTCCCGTCGAAGGGGCTGAGGGCCGCGACCCAAACGCGCCGAGCGCGGGGCCAGCATCCTCGACGTCGAGCACCTCTTAGGGGAGGCGCTCCGGTGTGGGCTCAGTCACGCCGAGTTCTGGGAGTTGACGCCGCGCGAGGTGGTCCTCCACGTCCGCGGGTACGGTCGTCGTCTCATGGATCAGCTCGAGCTCGGGATTGCCGCCGCCTGGCACGGGGAAGGCTTCGCCCGGACAAAGAGGCTCCCGGATCTCGACAAGGTGATCGGCAAGCGCGAGCAGAAGCGTGGAGGGACCGATCACGCTTTCACGGCGAACGAGACGCGGCGATGGTCGAAGTTCTTCTCAGAGCAGGCGGCGAAGTGAACGAGGTGGCTCGTGGCTGACGTGATTGGCAACCCATCGATCCGGGCCGAGTTCGACTCGCGGGCTCTGCTCCAGGGAGCGAAGGACGCGGGCGCCAAGCTCAAGACCACGTTCGAGGAGTCGAACCGGAACGTCGAGGCCGTCCAGCGCAAGTCCACCGCGCGCATCCAGGGGCTGATCTCGCAGCTCAACGCGGAGAAGCCGCGGCGGCAGATGTTCGAGCTCGGGCAGGCCGTCCAACACATGGGCGGCATGGCGGCGCTCTCCGAGCAGCAGGTCGCGAAGCTCCGCGTCCAGGTGGAGCGCCTGACGGCTGCCGGTGCGAAGGCGCCGAAGAGCCTCGCGGGCCTGACGCCCGTGCCGGGGGCCGGGGGCGGGGGGGCACTGGGCGCCGCCCTGACGTCGCTCGGGTCAGGCGGTGGGATAGCCGGGGCCCTCGGGGCAATCGGGCCAGCCGGGATCATCGCTGCTACGAGCATCGGGATCGCAACGGCCGCCACGATGAAGGCTACGGCCGCGGTGAAGGAACTGGCCAGCCAGGCGGAGCACTGGTCGAACGTATCCGAGGCGACCGGGCTCAGCGTCGAGTCGGTGCAGAAGCTCGGGGACTTCCTCGAGGATGCCGGATTCCAGGCGGAAGACCTGTCCGTCATCATGAAGAAGATGCAGGTCGAGATCGCGGGCGGCGGAAAGGCCTTCGAGAAGTACGGCATCAACATCGCAGAGATCAAGCGCCTGGCTCCAGAGGAGCAACTCCGGGCGATCGCTGCGGCAGTGACTTCCATCGTGGACCCGACGGAGCGGGCCGCGGCAGCGCAGGAGTTCTTCGGCAAGCAGGGGGCCGCCAAGCTCGCCGCACTGCGCGGGATCGCTGCGGGGACGTACTCAGAACTGCACGCGATGAGCGTGGAGCAAATCGCCGACCTGAAGCGCGTTGACGACCAGCTCGACGAGGCCGGGCGGTCGTGGGAGAACTGGAAGAAGCGCGCGCTGGCCTCGATGATCGACGTGGCGTCGTTCTCGACCCGGCTCGGGGAGAACATCCGGCGCGATTTCCAGACGCAGTTCGGCGACCTCGGCAACGCTCCGAACGTGGGCGACACTCGCCGGGGGAGGGTTTTCCAGGCCCCCGGACTCGTCGTCCCGAAGGGTCCATCCGACGCGGAGCTTGAGGCCGAGCGTCAGGGGAACGAGCGCCGGGACAGGGCGGACGCCGCACTCATCGCGAAGAAGGAGCAGCTCGCCGACCTGCTGGCCAAGGCCGCTGAGAGCGCGCGCAAGCTGGCATTCAAGCTCATCAGCGATGCGCCGGGCGGCCCGACGACGAAGTTCCAGGGCGTCGACACTATCGCGGGCGGGCGCAGCTTCGGCATGGGCACCATGGTCGGCGCGAAGAACTTCGACTTCGGGATCGACGCTCAGGGCTTCGTCACCTGGGGCACCGCGGCGAAGGACGCAGGGGAGAAGGCGAAGGGGGCCACAACCGAGGCAAAGGACTGGGGCGCGTCGCTCGGTACTCTCGCGGACCAACTCAACGTCCTGGCACAGACGACCGGGGGCCTGGCCGGCAAGATCGTCGGATTCGCCGCGTCGCTGTCGTCGGGGCTGGGGGGTGCCCTCTCGGGCTTCCAGCAGATGACCCAGAAGGGGGGGCCGGGCGGCATCCTCGGCTTCCTTGGCAAGGCGAGCGGCGCCCTCGGAGCGGTAGGGTCGATCGTCGGGGTTGGCATCTCGCTCTTCAAGGGCATCAAGGGCCTGTTCGGCGGCAAGTCGAAGGAGGAGAAGGCGGCCGAGGCCGCGGCGAAGAAGCAGGCGGCCGAGCAGGCAAGGGCAGCGCAGGTGGAGCTGGCCCAGAAGAAGTACGCCGCGGCCGAGCAGGCCAAAACGTTCGCCGAGTCGCTCAACGAGAAGATCGCCGCCGGTGGGCTCTCGGAGAAGCTGGGCGGCGCGCTGAGTGCCTTCGTGGGCAAGCTGGGGGACGCCCTGGGCAAGTTCGGCCTCGGCGTCACGGACGCCCGCCTGAAGGACTCCGCGAGTTTCCAGGCGGCTTCAGGCGTGGCCGGAGACGTGGCGGGAGGCCTCCGGGCCGCCAGCGAGGCCGGCATCCTTGACACGGGCATCACGGCCGCCGCTACCGGCGCCGCCGCAGCCATCCAGGAGCAGGCGATCGCGGCGGCGCGCGAGGCCGGCCTCTCCGACATGGAGGCGGCCAAGCAGGGGAGTCTCGCCATCGCGCAGATCCTGCGGGAGCAGCTCAACGCGAGCATCCGCAGCGGGACGGAACTCGACGAGGGCACCAAAGCACTCCTCGAAGAGGCGAAGAAGAACGGCATCGAGATCATGGCCGACCCCATGATTGAGAGCCTCGGGGTGCAGAAGGACCAACTGGCGGTCCTGCGGACGATCGCCGGGAAGGGCAGGGGCGACGGCTCCGTCCCCGCGGCGAAGGGCCTCGGGCCGGTCAGGATGCCGAACATGGGAGGGGGCCTCGGGCCGCTGATCCAGACCCACGCCGGGGAGATGGCCCTGATCCTGCCGGCGAGCATGTCGCGCGGGGGGCTTCTCCATGCGGCCCGGGGGATCTACGACGACGACTACGGAGGGGGAGGCCGAGGGGGAAGGGGCGACTCCCCCGACTCGGGCGGCCCTGCGAGCCCGGCAGCAGAGGAGGCGAGCGCGATTGCCGAGAGCGTTGCGGCGGTGGTCGCCGAGCTGAGGGCGGCAGTTCTCGACCGTCCCGAGCCCACCGTCATCAACAATCCGGTGTCGGTCCAGATCGTCGATGAATCGGCGGTCAAGACGGCCGAGGGGCAGCGCGCGTTTGGCCGGTTCGTCGTCGCCGAGGTCGAGCGCGCCCTCGACCAGAACAGCCGGGGGCTGACTACGAAGGTCGAGGAAATCGCGCGGCGGGCGGCCAGATAGATGGGCAAGCTCTCGGTCCAGATGCGCGCGGAGTTGACGAAGCCCGTCCCCGAGGTGACGTTCCTCCTGACCATCACGGTCCCTGCCGTCGTCCAGCTCAAGTATTCCGATGTGGGAGCGGCGTACGCCGGGATCGGGTCGTACGACGCGAAGGTGCTGTCGTGGGGCGGCGGCCCGGCGCGCGGCGTCACGCTGCGGAACTCCTCGCTGGAGCTGACCAACCTGGAGGTAACGGTAGACGACACGGACCAGTCGCTGACGACTTTGCTGGAGGGCGCATCGCGTCATCTCGTCCGTGGGTCAGTGGCCGTCATCCATGTCGGGTCGCGGAACGTCGCGTCCGCCAACTGGTTCGTCCTCTACTCGGGCCGCGTGGACACCTACGGCCAGTCGTCCCCGCTCACGTGGACGTTCCAGCTCTCCCCGAACGATCTCCCGCTCCAGCGCGCGAGCGTCCCGAAGGCGAAGATCAACGTGTC